TTTTTGATCCAAAACCATACTGGTTCTATAAATTTTTTATACATCTTTTTTTTCCTCAATTTCATAGAAGAAACTATCAGTATCTTCTGTTTTCCACTTACCTGTATCTTCAACGTTCCACTCATTAGTTTGCACTTTCCAATCAGGAATATTGTCTTTCACAGTGAAAGAAGGTAAATCCCATATACATCTATTGTTTGGTTGTGCTGCAAAATTGCCATCATCAAGAGCAATTATGTGAGCGCACTTGTGTTCGTGCGGAATCTCTGAATGGTCAGTATCTAGTATATTACCATCTGGGTGAGCCCAGTCAACGGTAAATAGATATCTACCATGGTGCCATTTTTTATCTTTACCAATGTATTTACCAGAAGCTGCACTTAAAATATTCCAAGTAATAACAGTAGGATAATAAGAGAAAGAATTCCAAAGCTCCAATTCATCAAGACGTCGCTTGGGAACGTCTTCTGGTCTATATCCTTGTTGAATAAACGCGCTAATAGGTAGGCGATAAAAGATTGCACCGTTACCCATAATAGCGTGAAAAAGTATAGCCCTCCCGCCCATACTCGTAAGACCAAAGATAATACAATCTTCAACTTCGCCATGATGTTTTTTAAGATCATAGAGATATTCTTTTCTTATTTGGGCGTATGTCGCCGGTATGTTTGCATTTAAATATGCCATTACTTAATTTCACCCCAGTTAGCCCCCTTTTCATAATCAACTTTATTAGGAACCTTTAATTCAACAGCAGCTTCCATAATCTTAATTATTTCTTCTGCTTTAACATCAGACTCAACAGAAATATCTACCTCATCATGAATCTGTATGTGTGGTATTATACCATTTTCATAAAGAGCTACCATAGATTTTTTTGTCATATCAGCCGCAGATCCTTGTATTAATTTATTTAATGCTTTGTATGTAAACGCACGTTTTAGTGGTTCATCATATTCTTTTCTTGCTTGTTCAAGTGGTAAAGGTTTAAACACACCAAATTGTACTGGCTGCCATAAATCAAAATGACATGCACGTCCTAACAAAGTTCTAATCTTACCTCTGTCGTTTGCTTTTCTAGATACATTGTCCATTAGTTTTTTTACAAATGGAGCTTTAGTATGATATTGTCTAATTAATTTTTCTGCTGACTCTTTCATCAAACCTAGTTCAGCCATCAATTTATTTTTACCCATTCCATACATTAAACCTAAATTAATCGTCTTGGCTTGCTTCCGTTCTATGCCTGCCATGTCGGCCACGACCTGATGGAAATCAGCGTCTCCGGCGTTGTATGCGTCTACAATTTCATCAACTCCGTCCAAATTCTGCAGTTTTGCGTAATGCACTAAAATTCTTGGTTCTTGTTGTGAGTAGTCAAATGAACCCCAAACATGTTTTTCTTCTGGAATAAATATAGATCTAATCATTGGACCAAGTTCAGGATGTCTTGCGGGTATCTGTTGTAAGTTTGGATTGCTCATACTAAATCTACCTGTGACTGTGCCACCTTGATCTGATCTAATTTGATTTATGTCTGCATGTATTCTACCATCAACTGCATGTTTGGTTATTGAATCTATAAATGTAGTGTGAGCTTTGTTTAATTCTCTTGCTTCAGCTATTGATCTTCCTAATTCATGTGGATGGTTCTGTAAAAAGTTTTTTGTAAAACTTGGTTCTTTACTTTTTTCTGTTCTATCGTATGGAAGTTTTAACTTATCAAAGGCTTTTGCTATAGATCTGGCTGCCATAATTTCTACGTCAACACCAGTTAATTTTTTTATATTTTGTATAATTTTTTCTTCCCTTTTAATTAAATTTTGTTTAATATTTTGTGCTTTTTCTAAATCAACTCTTACACCTTTAAATCTCATATCCACAAGACAAGGAAACAATCTTGTTTCTAAATTAAATATATCCATCAACTCTTGATTATAAAGTTCAACTTTTAATCTCTGCCAAAGTTTTAATGTTGCTTCCGCATCACGTTCTGCGTATTGACCTACAAACATTGGTGGTAGCCTCCACATATCTGCTTTAGCATTTAGTCCGTATTCTTTTGCAGCTTCTATTAATATTTTTTCATCTTTACCTATACCTACATAAAATTTAGATAGAGTATTTAATTGGTATGACATTCTGTTTTCATCTATCAAAGATGCTGCTATCATAGTGTCCATTATGGGTCCTTTTATGGTCAACCCTGCTGACCTTAACCAGCAAATATCGTACATAGCATTGTGAAAAATGAAGGTTGTATCCTCTTGTTTGAATAAGTCTTTCAACCAATTTAAAACAAGATTTTTATCCATATTACCACCTTGTTCGTGCTGTATAGGATAATAGCCTGACCAGCCTTCTACGGCCACCGCAACGCCAGCAATGTGCCCTTTTCCAGTGACATTACCAGAACCTAACTCTTTCAAGTATGGATCATTTGTTTCTAAATCGATTGCTATTTCTTTGGCACCACGCAGATCTTTTAATTCATCTGGCATGACCCATTCTGTTTCAGGGGTAAATAGGGGTATTTGTGTGCTTCTCACTTGTAGTCTCTCTCCTTTACCATTTCTAGATAATGTATAGCCTTATCTATATCTTGTATGCCACCCTTCTGGGAATGCCTACATATATACTTTATAGCGTTCCCTTCCGCAAATTGCAACCTATTCTTGTTGATAAATTCTGCCGGTTGAATGACAAAATTTTGATAGTGCTGGCCTCCTATTTGTTTTTTTAGACTCTTCATTTTTCTCCTTTTATTTTATTGTTGCTGTACTATCGTCTGCTCCTATTTCTCCTGTTGGAATAAAATTAAAAGCTAACGAATATCTCTTTATGTCAGAATTGTTTTGTAAAATTTTATGGTAAACTTCTGATGGAAATATAATTAGTCTACCATTTTTTGGAACAATTCTAAATTCACTACAATTTACGTCATCCCATTTTGTAGGAATTAAATTAAATCTTTTGTTTTCATAATTAGTAAAACTAATTTGACCTGTATTCTCTCCAGTTTGTAAATATAAAACACCACTAAACATACAGTTATTATGGTTGTGATATTGAGATTGTTCTTGTTTGTTAGATATTACAAGCCAAGACGTGGTCATTTTAAATTTAGTGTTGTAATGATAAACTTCTTTCATCACATCATAAAAGTTATTTTCTATAATCTTTTTAAGTGGTTTCATTTTAGGTGTGTCTAAAACCTTATGTGATTTTGACATGTTAACCAAGTCAGCGTGTGTTCGTTTGTAATCAAATGCGTCTGCTATCTTTTTATATTTTTGTATATCAATATCTAAATCAATAACAGATATAGCTTTAGAAAATAAAAGAGTTGTGCTTATCATATGATATAAGCCTTATCAAAATTTTTAGGATCTAGCACGTGTAATTCACGCTTCGCTCTCGTCGCTCCAGTATAAAATAATCTATGTAATTCATCCGGGTCATGACTAAAAGTTTCTAATGCTGCGTTGGTGAGATCTTGCATAAGTAAAACTTTATCGGCTTCTCCTCCTTTTGCTCCGTGTATTGTTGACATAATAATACGTGGATTTTTATTTATCTGTTCGCCATTAGCTCGCATGTTACGAATATAGTTTTCTGTTACAGTATCTAATCCATCAAAAGATTCAAACCATACTTTGTCTGTGGTTAAACCATACTTTTCCATACATTCTTTTAAAGTATACTTATCATCAGAGTGTAAAAGTTTACCTGTTTTAAAACCAGGTAATACATTAGAGCCAAGGTATTCATATATATTTTTTATTTCTACGTGACCTAATAAATCTCCTTTACGCCAATGTTCCCAGTTATTTAAAGCCATAAGAAGTTTTAAAGAAACAGAGTTAACACCTCTATGTTGATAGTACCAACCTCTTAATTCACAAACTTCTTTTACATCATCAAGAAAGTGATTAGCTGATGACAATACCAACCAGTTACCTTGAGACATATCTACTTGTGTAACATCAGAATATCTACGCAAGATACCTTGTTGAGTTCTAGGTTTATAATCTTTATCAAATCTATTTTGTACTTTGTTAATTATCTTTTGTGATAGCTCATGGATAGGACCACCAGGTATTCTATATGATTGATCTAATACTTTAATATCATTAACTTCTTCTTTCAAAGCTATGAAATGGTCTACGTCAGCTCCAGCCCATTTAAATATTGCTTGGTCATCATCGCCTGCAATGTAAGTTTTATTTGCATTAGCCCACATAGATCTGACCATCTCCCATTGTATTAAAGAGAGATCTTGTGCTTCATCAATAAACAAAGCTTCAAAGTTAGGTTTATTTTCTTGTGCAATAAAATCTTCTAGTAAATCTGTAAAGTCTTTTAGACCTTTTTCTTTTTTATATCGTTTCAACTCTTCTGATAGTAAGTATAAAGTGTTTCTTTCTATATCTAATATGTTTTGTCGTGAGTCATAGTATTCTAATAGATCCATACGTTTTACTCTAGCTGTGTTCATAATAGTCAGATACTCATTATCAGAATTAAATGTACCGTCATCTTCAGAATGTTTACCTGTTTTGATAGGAATGCCCACCATTTTACCAAACTCTTTATAATCTTCAGGAGTCATCATCTTTTCTTTTGTCATTGCCAAACGTCTAAAAGCAAAAGCGTGTAGTGTTTTAAAATTTTCTAAATCTTCATCAGCATCCAAACCAAACTTCTCAGCTGCTCTGGTTGCTGCTTCTCTTGCTGCTTTTCTTGTAAAAGAAAAGTATCCTATCTGTCTCGGTCTAATCCCTTGTTGTATGAATTGATCTACTAAATTCAATAACGTTGTTGTCTTGCCTGTTCCGGGTGGACCTAGTATTATGGTTTTCATATTTTCTTAATCTCTTTTGTAAGATGTCTATCTTCATCCTTAATATTTCATTCTTGCCTTTTTCCAATCTATATTTAAGATTCCAGTTTATACCTAATATATTTTTCATTAGAATGCCTCCTTGTGATATTCAACTTTAGATACACTTGTTTCTACTTTTTTCATGGTTTTTATTTTGATGAGTCTTGGGTATTGTTTCTTAATTGGTATCCTGACCTCATCTACAAAAACATTTTCTAATCTTTTTATAAGATTACCTGTTTTAGTTTTATCTTGATCCCAATTATTCTTTTTGCAAAATGCAAAAAAATCATCCATTCTAAAATATGTAAAGCCATCTTCTGTAAAA